GACGCTCTTCGCCGAGCAGATGGCATGACTGAAACCCTACTGCTTGACGACGGGATTAACCTTCCCCCGGTCGGCGGTGGCAGCCGCGACAAGGTCACAGACCACATCGACTACCAGCGTCTGATCCGTCTTGATCAATACCCGGAGATGCTGGAACAACTCGAGCCCTTCCTTGAGAGCAACCTCCGCGATGTCCTGGTCAAATACCTGGATGGAACCACATCTCGCCTGTTGTTCCACAATAAATTTGGCGTCAAGAACCACGGCTTCTATGCCTATAAGAAGGTCATCGAAGAAGGCGAACAAGGAATCGTTGATCTCCTAACATCCGACTCTATAAAACTGCGACCCATTAAAGGCCGCGTCGGTGGCGAGACTATTGTCGAGCACGCTAGTTTCAAACACCGGATCATCAATGCTCCGTTCTCAAACGAGACAAGAGATCAGGCTGAGGAAGCAGCGCGTGCAGCAATGGAGATCTATCGTAATCGAGGAAAGATAGCAGCTCGCAAATACATCCAAGGCTTGTCTGATCAAGCAAATCCCGAATGGGATAAGCGAGCCGAGGCCATCTCGGAAGCCCTACGAATCGTTCAAGATGATGTCATCATTCATGCGGAAAATTTGGATCACATCGAGGGCATGTTCAACGCCTTACAACGCAAGCCAGTAGACGCTGGTAGCCGCTTCTTCGGGTCACAACACAAACTATCCAAGGGGGCTCGAAACTTCACAGCGGTAACTTTACTCGGGTGGACTGCCCTGACCTCGACCACTGACGTGGTACTACCCCTGATCCGTTCCGGCTCAGTAAAAGCCTGGTATCGAGGTATCAAAGATTGGGCCAAGAACCCGAACTATCGAGACATGATCCGCGAATCAGGCATCGCGATTGAGAACCTTGTCCATGAACGCCTCGTGCACCAGTACGGTGTCGATGGGTCTAAACTGACAACGTCGTTCTTTAATCTGTCGATGCTGACTCCGTGGACCCAGATGCAAAGGGAGTGGGCCGGTCTGATTGGATTCAATTGGATGAAGGCTGAGCAAAAAAACTTCTTCCAATACGGGAAGGATCACCGCCTCGGAAAGAAAGCGTTTCGCGCACTGAAATCATACGGGCTCGAACACCTGATGAAGGAAGGCGCATACCAACTTCACACTCCAGGCGACATAGTCGCAGACGACGCCTTAAAAGCAGGACTTATTAAGTTCGCCAACCAAACCATCTATGCACCTAACCCGAACGACATACCGCTCTGGTCTCAGACCCCTATCGGTGCAATGATCTGGCAATTAAAATCATTCCCCATGATGATGGGCCGAATGGTTGGTGGCAAACACGAGACCAAGGGCATAGTACAAGCAGCCCGTGAAGGGAACACTGCCCCCCTACTCTACTTTGCAGCACTAGCGCCATGGTTCGGTGCTGGCTCACTGGCTGCAAAGGACTACGCCCAAATGCGTGGTGGAGATACCGAAAGAGAATCAGCATTACGCAATCGCTCCTTGGATAAATCTCTTTCATCTATTAATGTGGAAGAGATCGCGTACACCCTTGGCTTTGATCCCGCGATACACCCAGACATGGATGTTTGGCTAGGACACTATGTTGAGGGTTTTGGTCATCTGGGTGGCTTATCCCTCATAGGTGAGCTGATGCACAGCGCAGCCGCTAATGCAGACAACGGGCAGTACGGTGTTAACCGCATATTATCAACGATAGGAGGCCCGTCATTCGGACATGTTATTGGTGCCGTCGAAGCGTTCCAGGGTCTATGGTCCGCAGGAGACGAAGCGTCTGGTAAGCGTCGAGCAGGAGTTCGCGCAGTCGCAAGCCGGATTCCTATCCTTGGTGGAATACGCGACTTTAAGGAAGGTGTTGTTGATATGATCGGCGGAGAACCAACTAAGAAGAGTAGTGGCTCAAGCAGTAGTTGGGGCAGCAGTTGGTAGTCTAGTCATATTGTTCAGACAATTCCTCGACTGACAGCCCAGACGACAGATACGCGGGAGTGTCGGAGCCCATCCATGCTCCGATCACATTGTATTCAAAATACTCAACGGCTTCTTCGTGCACCATACCGTCATTAACTAGGATTTCAATACACATTTCTTCATTAAGAAGAATAAAGGTATCGTTGAACCGTCTGACAACTCCAATAACAGCCGCTTCAAACCCCGTCGGAATTAGCATCTTGTTCTTTCCGCTTCTTTAGCCAATCATGATATTCATATAAGGTTAAACCAAACTTATTCTTAAACCATTGCGCCCATGTAATACCCTTCGGGGTCGTCTCGTAGCGACGCTTCCATGCGTCCCTTGCAGCACAGTGTCGCAGACGCAACTGATCACGTTCATATTCACTATCTTCAGGCAAGGATTTCCTTGATCAGATATGACCAAGCCTCACGAGCCGGAGGATCCTTCAATGCAACATCTGCATCAATATCTGCCAATTCCGATTCGATACTTGCCTTGCTTTTATATAGGTGTCTAACCTTATCCTTGGCCTTCTGTACTTGATCTTCGTTATCTCCGTACATAAGCCACTGAATTCTTGTCATAACGCTGTCGATCTCAATTTCCAGCCCCGACAATTCTTTACGCTTATCTCTGCGGGTGGTTATCGCGATATTCCATTCGTCTATCATTCGTTGTGCATTTTCTTTAGCCATCGTTATTCTTTTTCCAATGGGTAATAAGCGTTGTATTCCCCGCACGTTGCCTCGGCGGGCTCGTCATGCAAAAGACACCACCATTTCTTAAAGCTGTTTGGTTTATCCACAGGCACTGCGTTCTCACACGTCACACAAGTCTTAGGAATATCAGCCTCAGACGGATTCCAGCACACACCCTGGCGGAAGCACATCCGGCACCGCCAGTCGTCTGACTTGGTTGATATCTTCCTCGCTTGGTTGCGCATGACAATGTCTATGCGGTGCTGCATGTTTGAAAAATAGAACGGATCAAACTCAATGAACTCGGCGTGATACTCAGACGTGTTCTTGTTATAGGCAATAAAGAACGACGTCTCAAAACCTCCAAGCCCCATCATCAACTGGCATTGAGCGACATACTTCGGGTGACTCTTCGCCACACCATGCTTCTTAAATTTCTTCCAGTTCGCGTCGTTCATACTTTTAATCTCAAGCAGGAACAACTCATCTTCAATCACAACTCGTCCATCCATGTGGGCGCGAACATGTCCGCCCCGATCAGTCAGTTCATACTGACGGCCAGTGATGTTGTCCTTCTCAAAGATATCGAGGCCAGACGCTTTGAGATCCTTGACAACAATATCCTCAATGCGATGCCCAAGATTAAATATCCGCATCAACTTTGGGTTGATCGGATCTTCGGGATAGCCCCGCAGCGAGTATGCTAAGTAAGCCTCGCAGTCCGTGCCGACAATTGATGCGCCAATATACTGACGAGGTTTTGATTTACGTTGATCCTCAACGTCCATCCCTTCGATAAGGTCTTCAATATCCATAAAAAAAGGGGGGCGGTTTCCCGCCCCCCCGAGGGTCAGGCGAAATTTAACTCATCGTTAAACAGATGCGAGTCATCCGGGGGCGAGGAGGAGGCACCCGCAGATGAAGGAGGCACCGCACCATTCGCCTGATAATATGATTTGACCTCGCGCTTGGGCCCATACACCGTTCCAGTTCTCGGGTCTTTGCGCTCTTTACTCATACCTACAGACACCCCGACACGTAAACCACTGAGCGACGATATGTCACCCGGCTTGTTCGGGTTGTCATGACCGCCGAATTCCAGAATCGCCTTCAGTTTTTCGCGCCCAATCTTCTGCGCAATGTCCGAATCGTTCTGGATGTTCAGCCAGTCGGTGATCGTTCCGGCACCACCATCGTCGCGGAACTCGACCTTCAGTTGTCGGCCTCGACCACTCTTGGTCTTCACGATCTCAGCGTTGACCAAAGAACAATGGTAGTTGCCCGGTTCAAGAATAGAACTGCCGCCACGTACATCAATGCTCGCTAAATCCAGATCTGCAAAACTTGTCCACTCACTCATTTAGAACTCTCCTTTTTTGATTTATGCGCCTCAACAGCAGCGCGCTTTGCCGTTTCAACCCATTTCCCATACGCATCGTCATCCATAGACATGCGATCAAACAGGGTCATGATGTTGTCGCACCGCTCAACTGGCCTTAGCCTATTGCGCGGATCGCGAACCTTGCCGTGCCATCCCTTCACTTCTTCTGTGATAATGAATCGCTCGATATGAACATGCGGTGGGTCGCCAGTCGTTCTGCGAATCCCACACAACACATGATCGAACAGTGCGGGGATTTGTTTTGCCACCTTCTTTGACTTAAGCAGTGGCCAGTAATGCGTCTGATCATTGTCGTCCTGCTCTTCTGCTGCAAGTGCAGTGACGTATATGTGCATTGGAAGGTCGCGCACATATTTCATCGCCCCGATAATTTGCGTACTGTG